ATTGCGATGGCAAATCAGATGTACCTTTAGATACAAAGACATTCGATGAGTGTCTATTGATTGCCAGAGATGTCGTAGATGGTTTCTATCCTGACATTACAGAAGGTGCGACTCACTATCATAATGTGTATGTCAATCCGTATTGGGCAGGAACACTAAACGAAACAGTAGTTATTAATGAACACATATTTTACAAATAGTAAACAATGGCAGAAGAACTCAGACGGTTGGGTTACTGCTATGACAAAATCAAAAGATAACAAAGAAGAATACAAAAAGTATTTAAACACAACAGAAAATCCAGTACCTTATAGAGACTGGTTGAGGGAGATAAAAAATGTACGATAGAACAGAAGGGTATAGAGAGTTTTTAAAAGACACCAATTTTATAAACGATGGTGTACAACACATCTATAAGTTCGAGAACGGTTATGGCGCCAGTGTAGTCAAACATGATTACAGTTATGGTGGCAAATCTGGACTATGGGAGATTGCGGTACTTGACAGTGATGACGAGTTATGTTACCATACTCCTATCACGCAAGATGTTATAGGTTATCTTGCATGGAAAAAAGTTGAACTGTACCTAGAAGAGATTAGACAATTATGAATTTATTTTACTTAGACAAAGAACCAGATATATCTGCTACACTACATTGCGACAAACATGTAGTTAAGATGATTATCGAATACGCTCAGATGTTATCTACTGCACATCGTATGTTAGACGGCGAGTCGTATTATGGTTTGTCTAAGAATGGTCGTAGATTACAGAGATGGCGTATGCTTGATGACAGAGAAGATATCTTATACAAGGCATCTCATATCAATCATCCGTCTACTGTATGGGTTCGTGAAAATGCAATACAGTATCAATATGCATATGACATGTTCACCAATCTATGTGACGAGTATACTTACCGTTACGGCAGAACACATATGACAGATACTAAACTCAGACAGTTACTAAACAACATACCAGATAACTGCAAACTAGGTGTGTGGCGAGAACCACCACAGTGTATGCCAGATGATGTCAAGGCAGAAAGCGCTATAGATGCGTATCATAAATACTACAGAGAATACAAGAAAAGTTTTGCGAAGTGGACTAAAAGAGATGTCCCACAATTTATGTTATGAGATTATTAGTAGAGAATTATGGAGAAGTTAGAATCTTCTCAGAAAGACCTTACGGTTACAAAAGATATTATGTACAATGGAAAGACGGAACAGAACAACTGTTTAGTGGCCTTTGGTACAGTGAAAAGAAAGTCAGACAAATTGTAGAGGAACAGTTAAATGCCTAGTTACGATTTCGAAAACTCAGAGACAGGATGTATCGAAGAACGATTCATGTCCTATAAAGTACTCGACCAATTCAAGAAAGACAACCCACACTTAAAACAAGTCATATTAACTGCACCCCCAACCACAGGTGGCGTAGGGGATAGAGTTAAGATTGACGGTGGGTTTAAAGAAGTCTTATCAAATGTAGGTAAGGCATATCCAGGAAGTGATGTTGACAGAAAATACAATGGTATGGGTGTCAAAGAATCTAAGACCAGAGAGGTTGTTAGAAAACACATCAAACTCCAAAACAAAGGAAAGTAAATTATGAACACAGCACCGATATGCGAACTGCATGAATTAGAGAGTATAGAACTTAGTACCATGTACGAGAATGGTAAAAGATACTATACAGACGGCGAAGGTACTATAAAGTATCCGTCAGTCACCACAGTCACAGGCATTCTTAATAGAGAACATATTAAGTTGTGGCGAGAACGAGTTGGCGCTGAAGAGGCGAACAAGATTACCAAGGCCGCAACTAACAGAGGTACTAAATTTCATCAACATGTAGAAGACTATCTAAGACAAGATAAGAAAGAGATAATCTTTGAAAACATTCTACAAGAAGGAATGTTCAAGGCAGTTCAACCAGTATTAGATGAAATTATACCTATCGCCTTAGAGGCACCTCTCTACTCCAATGAATTGAGAATGGCAGGTAGAGTCGATTGCGTAGGGCTATGGGAGAATGAGTTATCTATTATAGACTTTAAATCATCTTCTAAGATTAAAAAAGAATACATGGCGAAACCATGGTACATACAAATGACTGCATATGCAATCATGGTAGAAGAGATGACAGGTCACGCTGTCGACAACATCACTGCAATAGTTGGTGTAGAAGGTATGAATACCTTTCAGATATTCGAGGCACAACCTCAAGACTATGTTGATGAACTATATCAACTAAGAGAACAATACAAGAATCTATACGGCATATGATTAACATCTATAATAATGATACTCACATGATAAGTATCATTCACGACTTTATGACAGAACATGAATGTGAAAACATTCTAGAAAACGCATGGCCAAGTATCGAACCTTCTATGGTCTCAAGTAAAGACGGCAAAGGACAAAAACACGAGGGTCGAACAGGTTCAAATACCTGGTTGCCACATCACACCAATGATGTTATACTCAATGTTGGATACAGAATTGCAGATACAGTTCGTATGCCTTTAGAGAATGCAGAACCATTTCAGGTTGTATATTACAAAGAAGGACAAGAATACGATTATCATTGGGATTCATTTGATGAGACAGACGAAGGATACAATGATGTCTATGTTGGTCAAAATGGACAAAGGATTGTAACTGCATTAGGTTACTTAAGAGATGTACCAAAAGGTGGTGAAACAGGATTCAATAGATTAGGAGTCAATGTTCAACCAAAGAGAGGCACAATCGTTATATGGTATAATGTTGAACCAGATACCAATAAACGAGAAATACTATCGCAACATGCAGGTCTACCTGTATTAGAAGGCGAGAAGTATGCATTTAATTTATGGTTCAGAGAAAATAAATTTGGAGAAAGTTTATGAGTGATATAATTATGACGCTAACGGAAGACCATACCGTGTATGTCAAAAAAGAAAAACACATCGATAGTGGATGGTTAGAAGAGTGTGGTGTAACCGAAGACGAAGTACACGAGTATATCGAATCAGGTTCATTAGAAGAAGATACAGAATTACTTCAAGGCGAATACGATGGTCAACTTAAGAGTGAGGCTATCTTTGAAATATTAACAGAAGCCGATACTATGGATGTATATGAAGATTGGTTCAGTGACAGAAAGGGTATGACAGAGTATCACTTTAGTCTTGGTGGTCTAAATGATAAGTAGAAAAGAGTTTACGGAACAAGTAGAAAGATTACTTGTAGGTAATAAGACGGACATAATGAGTGCAATACTTAGAGTGTGCGAGAATAATAATGTAGAACCAGAAGGTGCGAAACGATTACTTTCTATTCCGTTAAAGGAGAAGTTGACTGCTGAGGCAGAGAAACTAAAACTGATTAACAGAGAGAAGGCAAGTCGTGGTTCACTTGAAAGTTTTATATCAACATAAAGGAAAATATGAATATAATTAAACATTTCATTGATACAATGAAAACGGTGTTGGTCACGAGAGCAACAGATATTGACGGCAGAAGTGACAGACCAGAGTACTGGTGGTTCACACTATATGCAACTATAGTATTTGTCCTACTTATGGTAGTAGATAACTATGTACTAGGATTTACATTCTTTAGTATGTTAGAACCATTTAGTGGAAACAACGACAGCGGAGTGTTAGTGGGATTATTTTCACTAGCAACACTAGTGCAAAGTATATGCTTGACTGCAAGAAGATTACATGACAGAGGTCATAGTGGTTGGTGGCAGTTAATGTTTGTAGTACCAGGATTAAACTTTATATTAATCTATTGGTTAGTAAGAGATGCAAAGGATACACCTGAAGCATTAACATATGAGAACCCATATGGGTTCCGTTATTAAGGAGAAAAATATGAAAGCAGGAGATTTAGTAAGTGTAGTTACCATGAGTGGTGAGTACATTGGTAAATACGCCGAGTCAGAAACAGGACTCAGATTAGAGAACCCACGCATGATAGTAAACGCACCTAACGGTGGCATGGGTTTTGCTAAAGGGGTTGCAGTAACAGGTAAAGTGGATCCTGAATACATGCAGATTAATAGTTATGTTTTTGTTTGTGAGACAAACGAAGATGTAAAAGAAGCTTATATGACCGCATTTTCAGGTATACAAGTACCTAAGAAGAAAAAGATTATAGTGAATAAGTAATGTCGAGTCGTGAAGGATTTGATAGTTATCAGTTATACTTAGGAATTAAATTACATTTTAATTCAGCATCGTATGACTTCATCAAATACAATGGTAAGGTCAAGGCAGACTTACCATCCTTCATGAAACGAAAAGACAAGTATCACTTTGCCAAACTGGCGAGAACATATAAGAGTGAACTACTTGACTTCTATGTTGCCAACCTATCGTTGAAAGATGCATGGGTTGGTGATTTACTAGAAAATGAATCTAAGAAACTCTACTTAGATTGGAAGAAAAGACAACAGAGATTATCTTATCAGTTTGAACAAGACATGATGTATCTATTAAAGAAGAAAACGATACAAGAGGTATTGACTGTAACAAACGGACAACACCCCTATCTACTCAAACAGTTCCTTGGTAAGAACATATCACTAGAGACAATGTGTATACTAGATGATGTGACTGAATTCAGTAAGAAATGGAATAATCTTATATCAGAAACACTGATATATCCAGATACAATAAACAAGATTGATAAGTATAAATCATTCATGAATTATAACATCAACACCTATAAACAAAAACTTATAAAACTATGCAAGACAACTTAGACATGTTATACTTAGTGGGTAATGGTCC